AAAATAGTCACCACCGCGTGTTGTCTTAGAGTTTGTAGCTTAGCTCAATCTAAGATAGTTGCAATCACGCCCTGTTTAATGTACTTTATACGATCTTCCGATAATGAGTAATTCGGATATAACGACTGAAACTCCAGTTCTTCAGGCTGAAGTGGCTCTGGCAGGTTGCACTTGTTGCTTCCCGTCACCCCATTTCCATGTGTCTGTCGTGAGTGATTCGGCGACCATAGTTTTGCGTTCTGCTTTATTGCAAACGCGACTCTATTGCCTGCCTGTATCCCCTCAAATAAATCACTTAGCGGAATATCTTTATCGAATAGTAGGTCTATGCATTTGTGACCGACAATTGATAGGTATTCATCGCTGTATTGATTTTTTGAACGACAGTATACTGGTTCGGGTAAGCGAGCCGTTGCCTGTTGCCAGGTCTTCCACGATGTCCCTTCATGTGCTAGGGATATCGGTCGCTCCTTCTTCCAATTCAACAGTATTCTGTGAGCAATTCTCAGATCCAAATCAGAGTTTTGCCCCCAGGGTCCTGTGGGAGCGCCGATGCCTCCAAGCCATTCGGGCATGTACCATGGAAGCCTGGATTTGGTCAGCAATTCGCGATGATGATGTAAGTATTGTCTCATCGCCGCGTGATGGAGATGGGGAGGACAGAGACGGAGCAGTTCCCTGCTTCGGGTCCCTATGCTACTGCGGGGGTCGGCTTGGTCGTTGAGACTTACGCCACCCTGAGATCGCTTCATTCCTAGAAGCAGTCCCGCATTAACATAGCCAGTAAGCTTGAGTCGTGTCATTCGATGACTGACTCTTTGCCCTTTGACCTCGATTTCGAATTCCGGTACCCGTGTGAAACTTGTAGAGTTAATCTCGACAAATTCACGCGAGCAGTAGGTTTTCCCTATCGATTCTTCTAGTCCGCCGAATCTTGTGATTCGTCCCCATAATTTGTAACCTATGTTCCTTTTTGTGCGAATGGCGACGTCGTCACCATTCACCATCATTTTAGCGTCTCTGAGTGTGTAAGTGCGACACTCGGCTACTTCGATGGCCCAACGTGACATTGCTGCGTTGGCGATACACAAGATAGGAAAACTGGTTACGGAACCCATCAACTGACCATTTGCCTGGAATTTCGCATTGCTGAATAGATGCCCTGTGAGAGACTGTATGTAGAGGTGTGTTTCGATCTTTGAAAGATCTAGACATGCCGCTATTTGCAGTGCTATCTTTTCTGAAACCCATGATTTTAGATTGTTGGTTGCGTCTTTGTAGTCACCAGAGATATATTCTTCATCGTCTTCGAGTTTAATCCCGAGTCGTTCAAGCATATATTGTTCAGTGACTGGCGCACCAATAAGATGAAAACATGGATGTCTTCTTAGAACACTGTGAGTTTTTCTCCACAGGTTCCGGAGGACAGTTTGTTGAAACGGTGGCATTTTGGTTATCATTCGAATTTTTAGCGCCTCTGCGAGCGAGACGGGTTCAACCGTCGGTGACTCGTTACGCGCTTCAATAAGAATTCTAAACCAAAGTGTTTCAAATGCCTTCTGCAGTCCTTCATTGTCTTCAATGATTTTGGGATCCCAGAAGCTCTCAGGTGCAATGGCATCGTATTCGTCGTTATGATCGTATTCTCGCTTGATTTTGAGATAGCCGCCGAATTGTCTTAATCCACTCATTAAAGTTGGGTGATTCAGGATAGTTCCGACGGCACCGCTCTGCTGTCGATTATTGATATAGTTGGCGCTTGTTGACGGGAAAAAGAATTTCAATCTTTCTTTGATTGTATATTTTTGACCCGAAAATAGTTCGTCTACTGTTCTCTTTAATTGATCTTCGAGTGTTCTTCTCGAAATCTCTAATTCTACCTTTGCAGGGTACTTCTCCGCATCTGCCCAGTCAACCAGGGTTTTGGAACTGTTATCTTCAGGACGTTTTGTCGTCATGTCGATAATGTATTCCTCCTTGGCTTTCTTGAGCATGGCTTTGTTCGGTCTAGGCATTCCTTTCTTTGAATTTTTCAGAGTTTGGAGGAGCCCTTCACGTTCGATGCCAGTTAGTGTGTGGAGTTGTGCCTTAAGCCATCGACCTGCGCCGCCTCCTAGAAGGAAGTCGGGGCGGTCTTTGGCCTCTGTGAATGGTTTCTGTGGTAAGACCTGATTATGATGAAAACTGTAGAAGGCTGCCAGTTTATATTTGGCAACCTTAATCCAGCTGCCTGTCTCCTTAACAAGGGACATCCAGTGGTCTACGGTTTTTTGCACATCATCTTTTCCAGTGTATCCATAGATACGAATTAGAGTCATCAGCACTTCAAGCGATTTTTGTACATCTTTCCGGGTGGTATCTTCCCGGGGAGCCATTTCTACCAAAGGGCGTT